CTGATTGTAAGATGAAAGGGATTGGGTATGAAGCTGCCGAGAAATTACCTTGCTGGGGAACCTGTGGGTATCTTCAGGGCAGAAAGCGCGCGAAGGAGCTACCTGTAGCTCTCTTCAACTATTCATATTATCTAATACAAAGGAATTATGTAGAGGATAAGATGCAAGAACAAGACAGAGAGATACCATTCCCTATAAGAGACTTTGTTTTCTTTGATGAAGCACATAAGGTAGATAATATAGTACAGTCACACTTTAGTCCTAGAATAGACAGAACAACCAGTAAGATATTTAAAGAGGTAAACAAGTTTATACAGAAACAAGCCATTAGTGCTGCCTGGGTATCTGAGAACAGAATAGAAGATATAGTCGACCGCTTAATGCGGGAAGACGATCACCAAGAGTTGATGAGCCACATCAGCGAATTCAGAGGTATTGCCATGGTTTACCGCAAGGTCAGATCGGCAGCCCTAAAACAAAGTAAGTCAAGGTTTAAAGGGGGAGATGTCCCTAAGGATTGGCAGACTTTTTTTGGACGACTCGATAGACTAAAAGATATATGGTGTAAATTTGATGACTATCATGCTATAATTAAAGAACTTGGTATGGATGCGATTGTTATAGATCGTAAAGAAACTGAAACTAAATTCTTATGTCTAGAAGAAGCTATCATGATTGATAAATTCTTACAAAAGAAAAGTGGCTTTAAAGTCTTTATGTCTGCAACTTTAGGTGATATTAGATCTTATGCAAAACATACTAAAATGGGTAATGCTAAAGTTATTAGAATGAGTAATAATTTTGATTACAAAAAATCCCCCGTGGTTTTCATTAATAGGCACAAATTGTCTTTTAGGGAACGCGAACAAAATCTCCCTCATGTAGTTAAGACTCTGGATAAGATCTTAGAGAAACACAAAGGACAAAGTGGAATTATTCACGCCGGTTCCTACAATTTCACAAACTACATCAATCAACATTCTAAACATAGTTTTGATTTCATCACCTATGATTTAGCAAAAGAGAGACAAGGGGCAATTAGAAACTTTAATGAACAAGATGGTAAAATACTTATGGGGCCATCACTATTAGAAGGGTTAGACTTAAAAGATGACAAATCTAGATTTCAAATCTTTTTTAAAGTACCATATCCTTCTTTAGGAGATCCGCTTGTAAAAGCTAAGATGTCTGCATTTCCAGATTGGTATGATTGGAAAACAGGCATTGCAATTCAACAAGGATCTGGAAGGTCTATTAGATCTAAAGACGATTGGGCAGTAACATATATCCTGGATGCGTGCTTTAGAAGCTTGATAAATAAAAAGGGACTATTCCCACCTTCGTTTGAAGAAAGACTTAAAACAATATACTAAATGAGAGACTTAATAATTTGCGATAACTTTTACTCTAATGTAGATGAAGTAAGAGCTTATGCACTACAACAAGATTTTAATGTGGATGGGAATTACCCAGGCCATAGAACAAAATCATTTTTAAATGATAATATAGCTGAATGGATTAGCAAAATAGTAGGAGCCGAAATGGATACGGAAACCTTAGGAGATGATACCTACTGTGGTGCATACCAATATACTACTGCTAAAGATAGAACATGGATTCATGCAGATGGCTGGAACCATTGGGCAGGTGTGGTTTACTTAACTCCTGATGCGCCTGCATCTGGTGGTACTGGTATTTTCAGACATAAGCCGACAGGAGCTTATTCAATGCCAAGATTAGCAGATGGTAGCCGTAATGAGACTTTAGCTGAATTAATTAATAATGATGGACAAGATTATACTAAATGGGAATTAATTGACCAAGTGGGTAATAAGTATAATAGAGCAGTATTCTATAAAGGAGACTTATTTCATGCTTCCATGGATTACTTTGGTAAAGATCTACAAGATGGTAGATTATTTCAAACATTTTTCTTTAACACTAAATAAAACAAATATGGGGTTTAACAAATTATACATTCCAGATCTAGATTACTTAAAAGAAAGCCTAAAAGAAAAAGGCAATGAAGAGTTTACAGAATTCTGGAAAGCTAGGTATATGAAAGCAGATGCGATCATGGGTCCACCTGAATCTATGGACTTTATTAAACAATTTCTAAATCGTGAGTATAATTATAGAACAACTGGTCAAATCGAGTTCGATTTTGATCAAGTTAATGACAAAAAATAAAGATATGTCTGAACAAACAGAAAAACAAAAAGCAAAAACTTACGTTTGGGTTAAGACTGAACGTGCTGGAGATACAGTTACAGTAGAAGGAACTGAAGGTCAGTTTACTACTTTTACTGATGGTACTAAATGTGCAACTGCATTAATTGGTGAAATGTTAATGGAGGCTAGAGATGAAGCTAACGCAGCTTCATTAGCTAAATCATTTACTATGACTCCTGTAAAAGAACCTGTAGTAGAAACTAAAACTACTCAACCTACTGGTGAAATAAATGTAATGTTAGAGATGCTAAAAAAGATTAGTGCTAAGAATACAATTACAATGCCACTTGAACTTAATGTTCCATCTAAAGATGTTTATGATTTATTTAAAGATCAGATGGATATTACAAAAGCAGATTTAAACGAACAGATATTGCTACTGGTACAGAGCCAGATAGATAACTTACAAGAACAATTAAAACCTCAAGCAGAAGAATTCATTAAAAATTATTACAATGGCAAAACAAAAAGAAGAGTCAGTACAATTGACACCGGAGCAACAACAAGCGATAGATCAAGCAGTAACTCAGCCCCAAACATCACCTACTAGCATGAACAGACGTCAAAGACGTCACATGTTAAAACAACAAGGTGTTCTTAGATACTTAAGCAATATGAATTTCTTAGGTGAGGTTAGATCTAAATTCCGTGCTCAAAATATAGAGAATGGTAGAAAACTACATCAGCAAAACTTAGATGCTATGGATAGAGTTAACCATGCTGCATTAGAAGATAAATTAAAGTCTATGAAAGCTACTTGGAAATCTATAGGCTATAATAAAAGCGAGATAGATAAATTAGAAGAGGCTTGGTCTTTATCTGTAATAAAAGATAAAGAGTCTATAAAAGAAGACAAGAAAGCTATTAAGAAATTACAGAGAGAAGTGAAAGAATCATTTCAATCTAGAAAAAAGTAATAAACAGGCAATATGATTACTATTCAAATCGAACCCGCTGATAACGGGGTGGTCAAATTTTTAATTGATGATAACGTAAATGGTGGAGGTGAAGAATATACTTCTAGAATGGTTTACGATTTCGATGGTTATTTAGGTAGACAACAACAGATGAAATTCTTAAGTGATTTAATCTTAGATCTAGGACTAAGTACTGGTAGTGACATTGATCGTGACAAATTGGAGATTAAACTAGACTGGGGAGATAAGTATAACCCTTCCGAATCTGAAATTAAACAAAGAGTAACGCTACTCCAAAAAGAAATAAAAAAGCTTACTCGTATGATAGAGAAATGAAACTACACGTAGAAGGCGTATGGTGCAAAACTAGAACTGAGTTTGAGAGATTAGCTAAGTCTGGTGAATATGATTTAACGGTCTCATATTTTGATATATTTAATAGACTAATTAAATCAGATCCTTATAGTAAGGAACCATCAGATATTATTGTATCTCTCTATATTAGAAAGTTAATACAAAGGCTACTTAGTGATACTCTAGAAAAAGAGAAAGAAGGTGCTAAAATTTTATATATGTTTAAAACTTTAGATACTGGATCTGTATCCGGCTTTAAAGATTTTGTAAACGACCTAATCGAAGAACCTTTTGATTTGGATCTTATTATCATTAATAGATGCGACTATCCTAAAAGAGGTGTGTTGAGTAAATTTGATAACGTAAGATTCATTGACCATGATTAAGCATAAGATATTTACCAAAGGTGAATTAATACAAGCTCTAATCTCTACTACACAAGCACCTAATGTATTGATTCCTGTAAGGGCTATGATACACGACGTTAAATTTGATGACGTCAATCCTCAATATCAAATTAAGATTAGAAAGTTTTATGACCCAATTAGTTTTCTTAAGAGAAACTTATTCGGCGGAAGATTCCTTAAAAACTTTGATGGTAAAGATACTAGGATTAACTTAAAGAGACAGGAGTACAATACTGTTAAAGAACTAGAGGATAGAGTCTTTAATGGTAACAAATGGAAACAATACTTAATTGTTGTAGATTCAGTGTTTTGTGTAAAGACCAGAGCTGAACAAACAAAGCTATTTAATAAAATACAAGATTTTCAGGTAGAAACTAATATTAGGGATCTATTTAATCTAGTAAATCGAACCACTTATACTGGTAATTTTAACTTTCATACAAAAGGTGAGTTCGTTAAAGCACTTCAAAAGTTTTTGGGAGATAGATACCCTAAGGACGATGATTGGTCTGACTCTATATTATATAGGCCTAATCACGATGAAATGGACCGCGGAGAGTGGGTCTAAACATATTACTCTAATATATTGCACAGATATATATAAAAAACAATAGGACTTTTAATGGCTGACGCTAAATATACACTTGATGAGATAACCCCTACTGCTCCACCTAAATTTATCTATACGGAGATTGCAACTGGTGAACAGATTGTTAGGAATGGTAAGTTTCCAGATGATGAGGTACAGGGCAATGAACCTGATACAGGAGGAGATGACGCTATTACTTCTGGGCATACTACTTTTGTAGATGGTGATGGTTCTACAGAATCTAAATATGGTACAAATGCCATTCCTTCTAGAACTTTTAAAGCTAAAGACCCAGATAAAGATATTAATATGGGGGATGGTGTAAGGTCCCTATATAATAAATGGTCTCTTCATAATTACAATAATAGATCTGGTGGTGTTGCTAATGAAACAGATGCATATACAAGCTATAATAAAACTGTTTTAGATGGTGGTGAAGATAATATTCTTAATCCTACTGCTAGAAGAATTGTAAATTATTCTCAAGATGCTGGTGGTATCGGTTACTCATATAAATTTGGTGATTTCGCAGCAACAGAACATTATGGTCAAATATCAAATGAATACCTAATTACTCTAAGGCGTTTTGCATATCCAACTGGAGATGACATTATGAATACTATGGGTAAAGATACTAAAGGTAATGATATAGATTTATCACAACCGGATTTAGCTAGAGTTCTAACATGGATGTCACCTGCTTTAGGTAACGATATGAAAGAGGTATTAAAGTTTGGTACTGGATTTGAATGGGAAGATGTTGAGTCTAAAATTCAAGAAGTTGCAGGTAACTCACAGAGTAGAGGTAAACTAGGTCAGATGATGGATTCATCTTCATTAGGTCGTGCGGTTGAGGCTGGTCTTAATGGTAAGTCCGCTTCAGAAGCTGCAACCATTAGAGATAAAGGTGGGGGATTTGACCCTATGAAAGAAACTTATCCTAATAAAGTATTTGGACCACTAAATGTTATTAAGAATGTTTTAGCTAGAAAGCAAGGTCTTATTTTTGATAGTTCATTTACTCTAACATTTCATTATGATATTAAAGGTATTGCAGGTACTTCGCCTAAGGTCGCATTTATGGACCAACTGGCGAATATCTTAGCTCTAACATATAACAATGCTCCTTTCTGGGGTGGTGCTACCAGATATACTGGAAGTGGCTCAGTAGGTAAGCCATTTGGTGATTACGATAAATTAAAGAATGGAGACTATGCAGGTTTTATGGGTAGTTTAACTACTCAGTTAAAATCTTCAATGGGTGCTGCGTTTGATGATATAGGTAAGGCTGCAAGTGGTCTATTAAGTGGTAAAGGTATAAATGCATTAGGTGACTCTAAGATTATGGACAACATTATTGGTGGTGGACTAATGAAATTAATGAACGGTCCTCAGGGTGGACAAGTAGTTGCTGCATTCTTAACTGGAGATCCAACAGGGCAATGGCACATGACAGTAGGTAATCCTATGAACCCGATGATGGTTTGTGGTAACTTAGCTTTAGAAAAGTCTGAAGTAGAATTTGAGGGACCTCTAAGTTATGAAGGTTTCCCTAGTAAATTAAAATTAACATGTACCCTAAAACCAGCAAGACCTAGAGATAAAGGTGAAATTGAAAGTATGTTTAATGCTGGTAGAGGTAGAATGTATTTACAACCAGAAGTTGAAGGCTCAGTTAGTCTTGATGATGTAGTAGATGTATCATCTTATGGAAATAAAGATAGAGGTAAATTTACCCCTGGCTTTACAGAAAAATTATCGAACTTTGGTCACGGATAAAATATGGATTTAAAAACACTCGTAAATAAAACACTAAGTGGGGTTAAATATATTTTAGCACAACCTACTATGATGTTTAGGAACAGAGAAGTTGTTCCTATTATTGCTACTCATATTGTAAAAGAAGATGAGGTTGGTAGACCTGACCTTATTTCTTTAGAATACTATAATACTGATAGCAAAACAGATATTATTCTAAAATGGAATGGTATATCAGATCCGTTTTCTTTAAGCCCAGGAGAAGTGCTAGAGATACCGACTGATGAAGTACCATTCTATAAACTAGATAGACCTAGTAAGTTTGAGGATAATAAAATTAAAAACGAATTTGTACAGGGTAAGAAACTAAGTAAGAAAGATCTTGCTAGACTAGAGGCCCTAAAAAAGAAATATAATAAGGAAGTGTTGCTACCACCTAATGTTATTGCTGTCGGTAAAAAGAATTTCAAGTTTACTGCAGATGGAAATGTTATATTAGGAGCACAAGCTCAGAATGATGAGGTAACTGAATCGATAGTTTCAGATCTTTCAAATCAATTAATTCAAGATAGAATAAATCAGTTAGAAGGACAGATTGATGATTTAGAAGATGCATTAGGAAATACTGAGGTTGTGGATGAAGGTAATGACGGTTTGACGGAAAGTCAATTAGAAGAAAATTTAGATAACCAAGCTGGCAAAGGCGGAGCACCCGTATCTGATGGAGCTGGAGCTGGAACTGCAGATGAAACCGGCGGAACAGCTGGAGACGGTACAGCACCTGAATCTACAGGCGGAGGTAACGATATTGCTAACGACGGCGCACCTTGTAATTAAACTTTAGAATATGGAGTTAGATAATCATTTATTAGCGGTTGTTGAACCGGCTATATTACCTACAGAAATTAAGATTGATAATCTCGGTGAAGACGGAGGTGGTGCTAAACAGACTAAAGCTATAGGTACTTTAAAACCCTTTGTTCTAGTAAACTCGTATCAATTTGGACCTGGTGATATTCAATCTTTTATATTAGATTGTAGTGGTATTACGCCTAAATGTACGGTAGTAGTATTAGATAATAAAAATGCTTTTCAAGTAGAGTCTTATCCAAGAGATGGAGACTTTTTTACTATTTTACTTAACTCTAAACACCAAGAAACTTTTAAGTCTATTCACATGGACTTTGATATTATTGAAATTGAAACTACACCAGAGGTAGAAGGTGGAAATCCTACAATTACATTAGAGGGTATTGCAAAGATACCTAGACTATATGCTGAAGACTGTCAAAACTTAGATGCTGATAATTCATTAAATCATTTAGAGTTAATAGCAAGAGATTTAGAATTAGGCCTAGCTACAAATGTAGAAGCACCTGATGATAATCAACCTAGACTACAGGCTTATATTACTTATGCAGATTTCATAAAAGAAATAGTAGATGATAGTTATATTTCTGATGATGCGTTTACAAAATACTACATAGATCAATATTATTATTTGACCTATGTAAATATTAACAAAATATTTAATGCTCCTAATCCTAAGTTAGATGAGGTAATGTCTGTATTGACTTCTTTTGCAGCATCAATGTCTGAAGGTCACGATCAAGCCGAGGATGGCGGTGAAAATAAAGGAGATCAGATTGAAGTACCATTAATGCTAACTAACCACAAAGACACAAACGGGCTATCCTGTTATGTTGATAAGTATGAATTGATAAACAACTCATCTAAGGTTAGCTTAGCAGCTGGATACGCTAGAAACATTCAGATATACGATAATAACTCTGAACCTGGTGATAGGTTACAAGAGTTTAAAGTAGAAGCTCTAGTAACTGAAGACTTACCAGATATTGAAGCACCACTAAAAGGTAATGAAAAAGATAATCGATATGAGTCTCAAGTAAAACATAAGTATATGGGTAGACAAAATGCAGGTGAAGATGGATTGGGTAATACTCATGCTAATGCTGCATTTTCAAAACTACATAATACACAGAATCAAATGGAGATTGAAAAAATGAAAATTAGAATGACACTAACTTCATTTAATCCATCGATCTATAAATTTCAAAAGATTCCAGTAATAATGTATCATTATGATGGTATTAGAGCTGAAGCTTCTAAACAAGGTGATTTTAAAAGAGATGAAGCTGGGTTTACAGATAAGCCATTTGACGCTGGAAAAGCAGAAGATGCAAATGATGCACAACAAGTGATGGATAGGTTCATAAGTGGACATTATATTATAGAGAATATTGACTATATTATTGATGGCCAAGATTCTGGTATAAAACAGGTGGTTACATTAATTAGAAGAGAGTGGCCAACAAGGATTAAGAATTTAGAAGATTAAAAAAGAGAGATAGATAATACATGGCAGACTTTAAAAGACAACAGGATTTTAGAAAAGGATCGTTACTTCGTAAGATAAACGAAGACCCAACGTATCTTAGCTTCTTTCTGGTATTTGATACTCAGAATAAAGAAGAGTCTCCTCTGTTTGCCGGTCCAGCTATGGATTATTTAACAAAGGTTTTAAATCAAGACCATGCTAAGAAATATTCTTTAGCACTTGATAACTTCCAAAAAGTTTTATTAAAGATTAATAAGGAGTTGCCTTGGTTTTGGCAAACAATCTCAGGTGTTGATGCAGCGATGACTTTTGAAAAAATGGCTGACCCTTGGTGGGGTGCAAATAAACCTAAATTAGAGATTGAGTGCTTAGAAGAGAATGTTGAATTAACTGCAATCGGTCTAATGGACTTATACAAGAGAGCTTGTTTTGATTTTACTAGATGGGTAGAAGTTATTCCACCAAACCTAAGACATTTTCAAATGCAAGTTTGGGTTAGTGAAGTTAGAGCATTTCAACAAGATACCGGAGCAAAAGATTTGGGTTTCTTTGATAATCCAGAAAATTCTGGTAATTCTGGTAATGTTAAAAAGATAAATCAAAATTTTAGCCTATCAGCTAAACCATTTATCCAACTTAATTTTTCACATTGTGAGTTTGATATTGATTCAATCGCTCCAATGTTTGCAGATCTTGGTAAAAACCCTGAATTAAAGAAACCTAAGATTGCAATTGAATGGGGTGCTGTACATCAGATTAATCAGCAACTAGGAGCTAATCTAGTTACCGAGGTAAAAGATTCTCCATTAGAGCAAGCAGCTCAAGGTGACTATAACCCATTTGATCCAAATGCAGATAGAAGAACTATTAGTCCAGATGGTGATGGAAAGGGTGGTTTCGCATTACCTGGAGATCCTACTTTTAAATCTGTACTTAAAGATGCTACTTTAGGTAAAATTGGAGATGCAGTAGATAATGCCGTTGATGGTATTACAGGTAGAGTTAATAGCGCAGTAAACTCTTTAACCCTACAAGGTAATTCAGATATAGGTAATGTACATGGTGGAACTACAGGCCTAGCTTCAACTTTAATTGGTAGAGCTACTGATTCTATTATGAGTAAATTATTACTAGGTAATGTTCACGGCCTTCAAGGTGGTTCAACATTACTAGATGCAGTTCAAGCAGGTTCAATTAACGCAATTGCAAATCAATTAGGTAGTCTATTTGGTGGAGCAAATAATGCAGGTGGTAGCGGCAGTGGCGGCATCAATGAAAAAATTCATCCAGATGGAGTTGATTCATCACCAGATGGTTTCTTAAATTATAGAATACATCCTACTGGGATAGACTCAACGCCGGATGGTAACTTAAACGATAACGTACATGAATAACAGTGAATTATTTAGAGACAATTTACGTGATGCTCATTGGTTAGGAGAGGTAGTTGATATTGAAGACCCTCTTCTTCAGGGTAGGGCAAGAGTAAAAGTATATGGTAAATTTGATAAGCTTCCAAACGATGCTATTCCATGGGCTACTCCACAAAACAGAGAAGCGCCAGGTATGCATATTGTACCTAGAGTTGGAGATATTGTTGCAATAAGATTTGACAACGGAAACATCTACCACCCAGAATACTGGTTTCAAGTAGATCAGAATGTAGAATTAAAAGCAGATATTCTAGAATCATCGGGAGAACCACATAATGTAATTAGCTTGGTATACGATGCAGAAAGAAATGTAAGAATTTATCACTCGCCAGAAGATGGTCTAGTAATTACTAGAGGTGAGGGAGCAAAAGAAAGACCTATGATGCAAATCGATGAAGAAGGTTTTATTAAGATCTCAACAGATGCTAAAATCTTTATGGACTGTGGTGATATATTTATATCTAACGAAGGTGAACCTGGAGCAGATGAAACTGAACCAGCAGTAAGAGGTCAATCTCTACAAGATTGGCTACAAGCTTGGTTAGATGATTACAATGCACATATACATCCAACTGGCGTTGGACCATCGGGTCCACCAATGCCACCTACTCCTGCAACAGTGGCAAAATTATCCGGTACTCATATTAACTATCAACAAAGAAATAAGTAAGCTATGCCTGCAAAGTGGTTTAAATTTATTCCTGACTTAACCGATACGTTACTTAGTCAGAAGTTTACAAAACCTGGGGGTGCAGAGATTTCCTATGAAACCCCTGAGATTGGTGCGACTAAAGTTTTAGGTAAAGACTTTAAGCTAGATGAAGATGGTAACCCAGTTTCTTTTGCTCCAATAAGCATTATAGGTGGTGGTAAAACTCCGGTAGGTAATCCTGCAAACGCAGTCTTAGCTACTAATCCTGCAACAATGGTTAATGCAAATGATGTTAATCCACTTTCTGGTAGATACGACTTTGGTAAACAAGTAGCTCAACATTATTTAGATGCAGTTAAAGGTGCGGCGCAAACACACGTTGGTGAAACTCACACTAATAATGGTGGTGCTGAACTGCTTTTAAAAGAAGGGTATGGTATTGCATTCGAAAGACTTTTAAGAGAAGGTGATATACCTTTACAAGACCAATATGATGAAGATGGTAATCTAATTGAAATGGGTAAGGAGTCACATCCTGCTTATGCTGATTTCTGTCCTGAAGTTGAAGAACCTGATGCAGAAACTATAGCTGCACTAGAAGTAGAGAATAATAAAGCCTTTAATAAGTTTACCACCGGTGAGAATGTACAAAACTATAATTTATATAAATTTAAGTTCTATCAATTTCCATGTTTAAGCGGAGCTGAGAGTCAAAAAGAATTAGAAGTGGTCTTTGCTAATAGACTTTTAATGGGCTATGAATTTATGACGACTGGAAATGCAAGGTGGGATTATTTTGTATGGGCATGTCATTTAGGTAAAGAGAACTACACTTCTAATAACTCTGGTTTTGGTAACAATAACTCTGGTTATGAAAATATTAGTAGTAATTGTAGAAATGATATTGAAGATGCAGGTTATGACTATAAGTTACTAGCTGACAATGTATCTAAAATGGTTAAGACTGGTATATTAGCCGCTCACCCAAAAAATGAAAATGATTTCCCAACTGTAGGTACTAACTCTGAATTAGAAAGAAGAATTAAGCGAACTCCTGCAAAAGATCTTGAGTTTCCAAAAATAATAAACGATGAAGAGGTAGATGTAACTCCAGCTGTTTGTCCTATTAATAGATATAAGATTCAAGTGGCTAGAGATTTTGAAGGGGATACATCTTTAAAACCTAAAATCTTGACCATGAATGTAATCGCAACGTTTACATATTATCCTGGCATTAGAGATAATATGGGTATAAATAGTTCAACTCCTTATGTTGTTAATAATCTTAAAGCTCAATTTGGAAAAGATCGTATTAAATATCCTAAATCTAATAATTGGGTAAAACAAAAGTACAGAGATGCTGAATGGAAAAATAAATGGAGAAAGTGTCCACCTAAAGAAAAGTTAGATGCAGCCGCTAGAGCAAGTGACGATCTTAAGTTTATGGGTAAGTCAAAACCTGGTTATGCATTCTTAGCCTTAGGTTGGAATGGAGATAATTTTAATGGCGGCGCTGCAGGTACTCAATATAAATTTGAATACCATAGAGTTCTATGCGCAATTAGAGCTGCTGAAAATTGTGAAGAACCAATGACTGAAGTTGGGCATCCATGGGATCCAAGCGGTTCAACGCCTGGAGGTAAGTCTTATAGTGGAGATCCTTATATGATGATGGCGAGAGTGACAATTGCATACTGGTACGCGTGTATTGTTAAACCGTTTACACCAACTCCATCTGCCCCACCTGCACTAATTCCAGCACCACTAACAGGAATTTATATTCCAATCTATTATGGAAGTGCAAATCGTCTAGCAAATAATCTAAGAAGAGCTTGGAATACAGGTAAATCTTTTGCAACGCCTGGAACTCAACAACCAGCTTCTCAAGCTACAGCAACAGCAGTTGCAGGAGCTTATGCCCTACATCTACTAGAATTTAAGTTGCTTTATCTTGGTGGTATTCCAACTCCTGCGGGACCAGTCCCAATGGTAGGTTTTGTACCGATTGTATTTTAACCCCAGTCTTTTTCGAACGTATACCAATGGTCTGCGGACGCACAGTCCCTACAAGCATCAGCAACAAGTATTACCTTTTCTTCCATAGTTAACATCGGTAGAATGGCTCCTACATGCATCTCAAGTAACTCACTGTTTGGCATATACTCTGCAGTATGTTTTGCAATTCCAGTGATAAGCCTATAAGCATTATCTTCTACAGAATTAAATCTAATACCTTGGTGATAATCAACATTAGGATCTGCTGTTGCTAGTTCCCATAGTTTTTCAATACCGATAAGATCTCTAACATCTTGACAGATTTCTAAGATCGCATCTTTGTGTTTAAGAACAGCCTGGTAACCATGACCACCTACTCCATTACAACTTACTTCGTTTACATTAAATTGTTTTCTCATATTTTTATCTTTCTAGTATTACAAAGCTACCAAAGGCTTTATCAAAAGTTTTTACTAAATGCTCGTAGTCACCTTCCATCATTTCATTAATAATACTTGCACCTGCATCTTTCCAACCCAGTTGTTTAGCAAACCTTTTAGCGTATGCCATTAACGCGTATGCGTTTCCATCAGGGCCTGTAAGATCTATAATAATAGGGCCAGTATGTTTTTGCTTTTCTCTAATCATATTGTTTGTTAGTTTTAATTACAGTACTAATATACGAAAAATATCTGACATAAAAAAATATTTTGGTACTTATTTTGTAAAAGAAGCCAACTTTTTTTGATACATATAATAACCTAATCACATACTCTTATTATCTTTAAAAAACTACTGTTTATATCAGCCCTGTTTTTGTTTTGTCTTCAAATAATACATGAATTCAAACCAGAAAAATCTAAAGTTCCAACCTTTAGAAAGATACCTACAGTTGCAGAAGTTTTTGATAATGAAAGTACATTAAGATTTATAGAAGATTCTATTCTATTTACACCACCTAGAATTTCACCAATAGTTAAAACTAAAATGGGACCTTTACACCCTAGGATAATTGGGTTAACAACTGAGGTTGCTAGAGGCGTTTATCTTATTCAATTAAATAGCATATATTCTGTTCAAGTTTTACAAAGAACTTTATTTCATGAATTAGCACATGTCTATCAATTTGAAAGAGGGATATTACAGGATATGGGTAATATGATAATTTGGAATGGTAGAATATATGGCTGGAATCAACCATGGGCAGATAGGCCATGGGAGCAACATGCTGAGAAATTAGTTGAAGACCTTTTTGTACCTCTCTGTGTAGATGATATATAAAATGTACCAACCACCTAAAAAGAATATTTCAGTGGATATATAATATGATACTAACATGGTACGATAACCTTTTAAACAAAAAATAAATGTCAGCAAACGCTAAAAGAAAACGCATCGGTCAAGATGTAACCACAACAATCGCAGTCGAAGAAAAGACTCAAACAACACAAGAGCAGGTAGAAGCTAAACCAATAGCAAAAGAAGAAAAACCTGCAGACCCCCACGCAGAATTTTATGATGAAAATGGAGAGTTCCTTTGGGAAGCTTACGAAGGTACGTGTCCTACTAGAAATAGAACTCCTAACCCACATATCAAAACTAACAACGGTGATAAAGTATACTCGAGAGAGCCTTATGCACAAGAGTTATATGATATGATGGAAAATTACGGCAAAGATATTAAGCCGGTCATTAATGAGGGTGAAATCCACGATGGTATTATTTACGCAATAGATCGAGACTATATAACTGTAGATATAAGTTATAGAGAATTAGTCTATGTTAAGTTTGGTAAAGAGTCTGCTGAAGTTCAAGCATCTTCTGTTGGAGATGAGACAGCGGTCTTAATTACAGATACTAAAGGCACATTAGCCGGGACGATTACAGGTGGTGTTAAGCATAAAACATTTATGGATCTTAGAGATGCAATTGATGAAGGTAGAACTGCATGGATTGGTACTGTTAAGAGTATGATTGATAAAGGTGGTTATGTAGTTACCGTACAAGGTATTAACTGCTTTATGCCAGGTTCATTAGCGGGTATAAATAAATTATCTGATTTCAGCTCTATTGTTGGCGAAGAGATTTATGTGGTACCAGTTAGCTTCTCTCCAGATAGAGGTACGATTGTAGTTTCACATAGAAAATATTTACAAGCACTTATACCAACTGAAATTGAAAACTTAAAACAGAGTATTGAAGCAGAAAGAGAAGGACTAGTAACAGGTACGGCTAAGTATGGTGTATTCGTAGAGTTTAGCAAATGTTTAACTGGTATGATTCATAATAATGACCTAGACGAAGAAACTTTAGTTAAATTTAAAGCTAGAGATATTAAGCCTGGAGATCCAATTAACTTTAAGGTAAAAGATATTATTAGTAATAAGAAGATTACTCTAACACAGAAAGATGTGGTTGAAATTAACCCTTGGATAAATATAGGGCAAAGATACCAAATACCTTCTATAGTAGAGGCAACTGTAAAGTCTAAAAAAGACTATGGTTTATTCATTACAATCGAAGATGGTGTGACTGGATTGCTACATATTAGCGAAATAGGTGAAGAGACTATGTCTGTATTTAATCCTGGTGATAAAATAACCGTTCAGATCACTAGAATTGATGAGGCAACAATGAAGGTCTTTTTAAAGATGCCCCAATAACTCTCTCAGAAGAGTTTGATATATATTGAAAGTTAATATTATACTCTCAATATGCAAAAACTAAATAGAGACTCTAGTAGAATTTCGATCCTGAACGGAAGCCAAATTGGTATCGAGTTTGAATTCTATTCTAACTTAGAGGTCGAAGAGACACAGAAAGCTTTATCTAAGCTACTTAATCGTAAGATTAAAGTAGAAGATAAAGCTCATTCTGACTTTCAACCTAGTAAAGATGTTTTTAAGATGGAGCCAGATATGTCTGGTGGTAAAGGACTAATTGAATTAGTTACTGGACCTATGCCATATAGAGATGCTAGGTTAGTTATTATTAAAATGTTAGGATGGATTAAAGAGAATGGTTATACAACTGACCGTGCTTCTATTCACCTTAATATGTCTTTTAATCCAGATTTTTTAACAGATCCTATGATGGTCTCTAAGATGAATATTTTAAAGTTTATCTTAGAATTTGACGAGAAGAGAGTTTACAAATATTTCCCTAATAGAGAGAATTCAACTTATGCAAAGTCTATTAAATGGGTTATGCCTAAGCATGAGGCTTTCTACTATAATGAGAACTTAATTAGTTCAGATAACTTTACTTTTGCTAATACTAAGTATTATGGTATTAACTTTGAAAAAGCTCAAAGTAACTATCTAGAGTTTAGATATATTGGTGGGAAAGATTATGAAAAAAGAGGTGATGATATTCTACATTTAGCAGAAATGTTTATCATGTCTGTATGGAAATCTTGTTTTAATCCTAAGTTTACTGCTGAGAATAAAATCGAGATGAAAAGAATTTTACAGAAGAACGCACCACTCTCAGCGGTATTAAAAGACTATACCGCCGTAAATAAACATTGGCCTAAGATACATATACTAGTAGATTTGCAAGATGATCCGCAGGTTATTGGAGTTCAATGGGAAAGATTTAAGAAAAAAGTTCTAGATCTATTGTCGAACGGAGGTATGGAAGAGGGTACAATTAACTATGATTCTGATTATTCAGGGGTTCAGGTTAAAGATGGTAAATTTAAAACATCATATTTGTTAGATGGTTTTGAGTTTATAGACTGTGAATTATCAGGTAATATTGAAAACTGTGATTTATACGGATGTAAGGTTAACGGTGCTCAAATATTAAGATCAAATCTATACCAAGGTACAGAAGTTTGGGACTCTAAAGTAGAGTCTAGTTTTGTGCATGGGAGTTGTACTTTAAATAACTGTTATGTTTTTGGCAGGGATGGTATTTTTAAAGGCAAAATGAATGGAGGTATTTTTAGAGAAGGTGGACTTGTAAAGACTGCTAGAATTTCTAAAGAAACTGAAGTTATTGTAAGTAAAAAAATTAAAGCGTAAGAATGAGCGAAATTAGAGAAGGTAACAATACTAACTTAGGCACTGAAAGAGATTTTGGGCAAAACTGCCAAAATGAATTTTTAGCAGAGCTCGGGGATGATTTAACAGGTGCTTGTATGGTTCCAGTTAATTTACCACAAAGAGAAATCATGAACATTATTAAGAGAGCTAAAAAATGGTTCTATAAGCAGTATGAAGATTCTGTATTAGAAAACTATTATGTTGTTCCTAAAAATGTTTTTGAATCCGATTATTTTAAAACGCATAGATGTTTAAACCTACCAGGAGCTAACGCTGATGGTGGAGGCGCAGTCTATTCAGTCTTTGGAGTACATGATTTAGCTTCTGGCTTTAATGGAACAGGCCAAGGTATGGATGTTAGATTTCAAGGTGGTGGTGATTTTTCGCTAGACAAAATGTTATTTAGAGGCATGTATGATGGATCTGGTCCAGCAGAAGCAGCTGAAGAATTACAATATTATGTACTAAATGCGTCATTGGCAGATATGTCAAGACAGATTTTAGAAAACCCTATTAGCTTTCAGTATGCTAGACTAAATGGCAAGCTGAAAATAATGGGAGATACTCCGAAAGGAGATTGTATACTACAGGTATACGAAACTATATCTGATTGTGCACTTTATTCAGATGAGATTTTCTTTAGATATTGCTCTGCAAAGATAAAGCAATCTTTAGGTGCTAAATTAGGTATATTCAAGTTTGCATTACCAGGTAATGTAGAATTTGATTATGATGCTATTAAAGACATGGGAGACACCGAGTTAGAGTCGATAGTAGAGGAAATTAAGGGCGACGAAGGCGTGGACTATATGTTCCACTCATAATAAGCCGAATACATATATAAATGGAATTTTATATTAAATACATAGGTGACCCAAATTACAACGCGACACAGTTGCAGAATAATGGTGAGATCGAGCAATTGATTACTCAAATTGAAACCACCTTATTTACTAGAAAAACTGAAGTCTTGGGTTCTCCAGGGTTTGGTTGTAATCTTGAGGATTTAGTTTATTCATTAAATCAAAATGAGTATAATATTAAACAAGAGATTACGAATCAAATAAGGACTTATTGTCCACTTGCTAGAAAATATAAAGTTGCAACTAATGTAAAATTCTTTAAAGGTACTGTAAGAGATGTTGCATATATTGATATTACAATTGATAGTAAATATCTAGTTCAAATAAACCTAAGATAAAAGAGATAAATAATAAATGGCACAACTAAAATTTTTAGAGACAGTTAGAAATAACGCGGCAGCAATTAAGGCTGATACGAGAACCTACATAAGTAGAGTTTACAAAAGAGCTAATACTCTTTTTACTGAAGCATCTCCTTTTGCTCAGATTATTTCTGTATTCTCAGAACTATATGAACTTATTATGTTCTATATTGAGGATGCTGTTGTTGAACAGAACATATATACTGCGCAACAAGCAGAATCTATATATGGTATGTCGAGATTGACAGGCCATGATGCAACAAGAGGTTTTGCTTCGACAGGTGAAATTCAATTTAGATGGAAGCCAGGAGCTGACCTAGGTAAGATTGCAGGTACTGGATTAAATATAGATGCAAGAGCTGAGTTAAAATGTGAATTAAATAATTTAACTTATACTTTGTTATCTTCAAACGATAGATACCGATTAGAAAAATCTTCTATGAATATGGTTAAGTGTGCTATCATTCAAGGTAAATACGAAAGACAAACATTAACTGGAACTGGAGAGAAGTTACAGTCTTTTAATGTACAAACAAAAAAATTATCAGACCACTCTAAAGTTAGTGTTTCTGTAAACGGTGAAAAATGGACTAAGCATGTTTCACTATATGACTTATTAAATAAAGAAAAAGGTTATCTATTAAAGACTGGTATCTCAGGAGGTATTGATGTTTATTTCGGTAATGGTGCTTTTGGTGCAATACCAGCACTAGGATCTACTATTGAAGTAGAATATGTAAACCATGAGGGTGCAATGGGTAACATTGATGATGGTAGAGATATTACTTTTAAATGGGATGCAGAGGGAACTGATTCTCTAGGAGGAGAACATGACTTAAATGAATTCTTAGATATAACATGTACGTCATCTCCAAAGATGGGAGCAGAAAGAGAGTCTACTGACTTTACAAAAATCATGACACCTCTTGCTTCAAAATCTTTTGTTTTAGCGACTCCAGATAATTATGAATACTTCTTATCAAGATACGGATTATTCTCGTACATAGACGCTTACAATACTACTTCGGATGAATATTTAGATGATGATAACGTTATCTATATTTTTGCAATTCCGGATGTGAAAAAGAAATTAATTACTGGTCAAGATTACTTCTCTATCCCGGAGAATGAAATGTTCTTTGACCAAAATGAATATGATAAAATGGGACAAGTAATTCAGGATAGTGGCCAGCAAATGGTTACAACTGAAGTTGTGTTTGTAAAACCTAAGATTAGAAAATATAGTATGGATATTAACATTAGATATTTTTCAGGGTTTAACAAAGAAGAGATTTTTAATGATGTCAGAGCAAAGGTAAGTGATTACATGTTAAATGTAACAAGAAGAGATAAACTGCCTAAATCTGATATTGTTTATATTCTAGAGGAAATAGAAGGTATTGATGCTGTTAACGTTAGGTTTATTTCAGAAACTGAAGAAACAGCTAGAAGACTAGGTTACTTTGA